TATTTAACATAAGATCAATTATTAATATTGATGAAAGAGATAGATATTTAAAATTAATGTGTGAAGAAGGTGTTGCAACGTGAGTATTAAAAATCTTAAAGGTTTTTTAGAAAGAATGGAAAAAAGATTAATAGAAAACCCAAGAGATGCAGTAAAACCTTTGGTTACGAGATCAACTATGCTTGTAAGAAATACAGCAGTGTCTAGTATTCAAGCAGGTGGATCAGGTGAAACAGTACAAAAGTACAATCCAAGAAGAACACATACACAATCTGCACCAAATCAACCACCTGCAAGTGATACAGGTTTTCTAGTAAGCAACATATCAACAGAAGTAAAAAGCACAAGAGATGGAATGATTGTAGGTAAAATAATTTCAGCAGCACCCTATTCAAAATTTTTAGAGTTTGGAACTACAAAAATGACGGAAAGACCATTCATGCAACCTGCTTTAGAAAAGAATAGACATAAAATAAAAAAAATTTTTAAGGAAAAAGGATTAACTAAATGAGTATTGGTCAATTTGCACTGCAAACAACTATTTATTCAACGTTAAATGGGGATAACACACTTACGAATACTTTGGGTGCAGGTGTGTTTGATGAAGTACTTGAAAACGCAACATATCCTTTTGTATCGCTTGGAGAAGAAACTGCAATTGATTACAGTACAAAAAACGAAAACGGTGGTGAATATACAATAAATATTCATGTATGGTCACAATATAAAGGTAGTAAGCAAACAAAGGAAATTATGGACAGAATTCACGATTTATTGCATGATAGTAATCTAAGCGTCAGTGGTTTTAATCTGGTTAACCTCAGATTTGAATTTTCTGATATACTTAGAGACCCAGATGGTGTAACTAGACATGGAGTCATGAGATTCCGAGCAATAATATTAGGAAGCTAATATATTTTTTAGGAGATAAAAATGGCAGCACAAAAAGGAAAAGATGTCTTGATGAAGATAAACACCTCTGGCTCAACATACGTTACTATTGGTGGTCTCAGATCAACATCAATCACACTTAATGATGAAGCAGTAGATATCACAAATAAAGATAGTGGTGGAACACGAACTTTATTAGCAGGAGCAGGAGTAAACAGTATTACAGTCAGTGGTTCTGGTGTTTTTACAGATGACACAGCAGAACAACTTGTAAGAACAAGTTTTCAAGCTCAACAGAACACATCTGATGGTTCTTCTGCACAAACACCTTCGTTCAAAAACTTTCAATTTAGTATCCCAGATTTAGGAACATATACAGGTGCTTTTATGATTCAGAGCATTACTTATGCAGGTGAGTTCAATGGTGAAGCTACTTATGATATGAGTTTTGAATCTGCAGGTTACATAACCTTTGCATAATGAAAGAAGTTAAAATAAAAGTAGGTAAAGATCAACTTGATGGTCTTCTTATCAATGATGAACTAATTTTAAGCAATGAGCTTGATGTTGGTGATTCAATAAATATTGATGGAAAAGAAATGAAAGTTTCAGAAACAATAGTTGATGAAAGAGATAACGTTTTAAAAATTAAACTTGCAAAAGCAAGTAAATCAAAGGAGAAAAAGTCAGATGACAACGAACAAGTTAAAGGGTGAGATTCTTTTAAATTTAGCAGGTAAAGATTACAAAGCTAGATTAACCATGAATGCGATCATGCAGATAGAAGATGCATGTAACTGTGGAATACTTAAATTAGCAACACGTATGAGTGAAGCTGATATAAGGATGACGGAAATAATTGCAGTACTACACCCTGCATTACGTGGTGGTGGCAATGATCTTACAAGAGATCAAGTTATTCAAATAGTAGAAAAAGCAGGTATAGTTGCATCAACTACGAGTGTTGCTAATCTACTTTCACAAACTCTAACTGATGATTCACAGGAAGAAACAGACGAGGGAAAGCTAGAAGAGGCAAGTTAGATGACCACTTGCCTGTTAGAAGATTTTTTTCTATCTGTGTGGGCATGGTCGGAATCAGACCACAAGAATTTTGGACTTTATCACCTATTGAGGTCTATATGACTATTGATGGTTTTGTAGAATTCAATGGTGGAGAACAAAAACCAGAACCTATGAATAGAGATAGATTACAAGAACTTATGGAGCTATACCCAGACTAATGGATACAACACTTGAAAAACTTGTAATACAGATACAAGCAGATACAAGACAACTCAAAAAAGGTCTTGATAAGGTCAACAAAAATCTAAACAAAACGGAAAAGCAATCTAAAAAATCTGGTAAAGCATTAAAACAACTACGTGGTGTACTTGCTAGTATTGGTGGTGCTGCAATCATTGGACAAATAGTACAAACAAACAGAACTTTTGAAGATTTAGAAGCAACCTTACGAGCAGTTACAGGTTCTGCTCTTGCTGCAAAAAAATCATTTGAATTAATACGTGCATTCACAAGCACAACAACTTTCCAAATAGAAGAAGTTGCACAAGCATTTATCACACTTAAACAAGCAGGTATTGTACCCACCAGTGAGGTATTACAGGATTTCGGTAACTTTGCAGCAGGTATGGGTAAAAGTGTAACCCAACTTGCACAAGCTGCATTCAACGCCACCACTGGTGAAATGGAAATGCTAAAACAGTTTGGTGTTATAGCAAGACAACAAGGGGACAAAATAACGGTTACATTTGATGGTGTAACTAAAACCATTGATAGATCAGGGGAAGCGATTGTAGAGTTTCTAAGGTCTATTGGAAGGGAAAAATTTCCCACTGCAATAGAAGAAAGATTTAACACTTTATCTGGTGCAATATCTAATTTAAAAGATCAAATTTCTGAGTTCAATGTTGCTATTGGTGATGGTGTAAGTGGCATGGGTTTGCGACAAAATTTTATAAATCTTGCTAAATCTACTGCAAGTCTTCTTGAAACACTAAGACCACTTGGACAATTAATTGGGATGATCATTGGATTATTTGCAGGATTGGTAACAATTATTGTTAAAGTTGTTGATGGTATTGGTGTTTTTGCTAGAGCAATTTTTAAAGGGGGAGGAACTTTTGAAGTATTTGCAGAAATACTAAAAGGTAACATAACCACTTTTGAAGAATTTGCAAAAGCAGCACGTGGTGGTGCTGATGATGTAAGTGAAATAGACAAAGCAATAGCAGAACTGCTTTCAGTTGGTCAAGATTTCAAAACAATGTTTTCTGCATCAGAAATGACTGATTTCAAACTTTTTGAACAATTAAAAAAACAAGTAATTGAATCTAGAAGAACAGTACAGGATTTAATTGAAAACGAAATGACTGGGCTACGCTCCATCATTGAAAGAACATTAGAATTACAATTGAAGTTGAATGTAGCACAAACATTAGAAGGCGATGATGCAATAGCAAAAATACTTTTACGTGGTGGTGCAATGGGCCCTGGCGGTGGTACAACCATTCCATTTGATATTGGTGGTGAGATAGCAATGTTGAGTGAAAGTGAGCTTAAAAAAAGAAGGGAAGATTTAGAGAGAGCTTTATTGGGTGGGGTAACAATTGATGAATTCCTTGCAGAAGTTACAGGTACTTTGAGTGATGGTGCAGGTGATGTTGTAGAAGAATTTGGTAACCTTAATAGAGCAATAGTAGAAAACATTAAATTTTCAGATGAATTACAACAAACAATAACAGATGCTGCAAATGCCTTTACAACAGATTTTGTTGAATCATTATCAAATGGAGAAAATGCTTTACGAAGTTTTAGAGATTTTGCAGGTGATATCGTAAATCAAATCATAGCAATCTTCTTACAATTAGAAGTGGTAAACAGAATATTAGGTGCAATCTTTCCAAACTTTACAGGACAACAAGGAACAGGTTTATTTTTTGGTAATGATTTTGTAGGTCCAAAACGTCCATTTGCACAAAGACTTTTTGGTGCAAGTGGAGGTGCAATGCAAAGAGGTATGCCAAGAATAGTAGGCGAACGTGGTGCAGAACTTTTCATCCCACATTCAGGTGGAACACTATTAAACAACATGAACACGAAAAAAAATATGGGTGGTTCTACAACTGTTATAAATCAAAACATCAATTTTGCTACTGGTGTAGTTCCAACAGTAAGAGCAGAAGTAACTAAAATGTTGCCACAGATTGCAGATGTTACAAAAGGTGCAGTACAGGAAGCAGCAATGCGTGGTGGTTCATTCAGAAGGAGTTTAGTAGGTGGCTAGAATTATTACAATGCCGACAACACCTAACTTTATAAGAAGTAATTTTAGGTTGGTAAGAGCAGTAGGAAGTATATCTTCACCATACACTGGTAAAATTCGTACGCAAGAGTATGACGGTGTTTTTTGGGAAGCAACTGTAACATTACCACCAATGCGTAGAGATGTTGCTTCTAATTGGCAATCTTTTCTTTTAGAACTTGAAGGACCAATAAATCATTTTAAATTTGCAGACCCAGATGCTATTACAAATATTGGTACTTATGATGGATCAACTTTATTATCTGATCACAGAATAAATGCAACAAGTCAAACACTTGCTTTTAATAATACAAATAATGTTATAACTGGATCAGGTGATGTGTTTGATGGTTTAGCTGTTGGTGATTTTATAGTCATTACTGGTGCAGACGATACTGCAAATAATGGTACACACAAAATAACTACTTTTACAGATGCAAACACTATCCGTGTTGACACAACCCTAACAACAAAAACAAATGATTCAGGAATATCAATCAAGTCAAACGTGAAAGGGGCAACAGGTCTTAATTTAGATGCAAGTTCAAATTCAGCAACAGGAACAATAAAAAAAGGTGATTACTTACAGATAACTGGGGGAACAGATGTTAATGGAAATCCAGTTCAGTATGTAATGGCAACAGAGGATGCAACACTAACAGTTAATGCAAGTGCAGATCATTATGGTGTAAGAATACAACCAAAACTACGTACAGCATTAGCAGACAATCACGTTGTTAGGTTTGCAACACCAAAAGGTCTGTTTAGGTTGACAACTAAAGATGTTGATTGGGATGCTGATAATATTTCTAATTATGGTATTTCCTTTTCTTGTATTGAGGTTGTTTGATGGCTAACAGAGCAGGTATAAGCACAAGTATTACAGATGTTTTAACTGAAGATCACCAGTTTATATTTTTTGCAGTGAAGTGTGAGTTTGATACGGAAACATTAAGAGTATGGTCAGGTGATGGTGATTTATCTGTTGGTGGTGAAAATTATCTTGGTGTCGGTACATTATTACAAGTATCACCTGTAGAAGATAATCTTGAACTTACTTCAACTGGTGTTTCTGTTTCTCTTGCAGGTATGGATGCAACTGTTTTAAATCTTGCACTCACAGAAAATTATCAAAATAGATTCATTACAATTTTTTTAGGTTTTCTTTCAGGTGGTACAGACGTTTCAATTGGAACTATGACAATATTCAAAGGTCGTGTACAAAGTATGACAATCAATGATGATCCAAATGGTTCAACTATTATTTTGGATGCTGAAAATAGACTGATTGATTTAGAAAGACCATCTAACCTTAGATATACCAAAGAATCTCAAAAGTTTATTAGTTCAAGTGATACTTGTTTTAACAGGGTGCAGAGTTTAGCTGATAAAGAGATTATATGGGGAAGATCATCTACAAACACTGGAAATGGATCAGGTGGTCGTGGAAGTGGTGTAGGTCCTACAAGAAATGACAAATCAACAAATGAACAAAGATGATAAAAAAAGATAATTGGGCACAAAGGTTTGATAATTTTGTTGCTGATAACTATGAAAAAAAATTTGTATGGGGTGAATGGGATTGTTGTCTTTTTTCAGATGCCTGTATAAAGGCAATGACTGGTCAGTCTTTGATACCCAAGCAATTACATTGGGTTGATAAAGAAAGTGCCTTAGAAACGATTAGAGACTACGGATATACACTTATAAACAGTATTAGGAAAGCATGTATAGAAAAAAATTTACAAAAAATTCACCCATCATTTTTACAAAAAGGTGATCTTGTAATAATTCAACAAACAACCCAAGTTTGTGGAATGTATGATGGTATAAAAACAATAGGACCAAGCGAAACTGGAATTAGTGCAATATCTGGAAACGCAATTGTTGAAGGTTGGAGAATTAATTGAGTAAGCATATAAAAAATGCAGTAAAAGTTTTTGCAGTTACTTTTCTTGTTGTTGTAACAGCAGGAGCAATTCTTCCATTCATACCTGCAGGTGTAAGTTATGCAGCAGGAATTGCAGCAATGTCTGGTCTTTCCACACTTGTTGGTGGTTTATTATCAAAAGGTTTAGATGGTGTAAATGCAAATTTAAATCAGGGTTCAAAGATTGCAAGTAGAGTTCCACAGGCGCCAAGACAAATAATTTATGGAAGATGTAGAGTCGGTGGCACTATCACACATATTGAAACTGCAGGTACAGATAATCACAAACTTCGGATGGTGATTGTTCTTGCAGGACACGAAGTAGAAAGTCTTGAAAATATTTTAATTAATGATGAAGAAATAACTACAGTTTCAGGATCAGGTTCCAATTCTGGCTTTCAAGTTGTAACAAACAGCAAGTTTACTAACACAGATAATGACAATAACTTTGGAAGTGGAAGACTAATGAGGTTTGTTTTTAAAGATGGATCACAAACTTCTGCTGATTCAACAGTTACAAGTAATTCTGTTTTAGGTGCAAATGATAAATTTATAGATTGTGCTTACGTATTTGTAGAAATGATTTTTGATTCAGAAGCATTCGGTGGAGGAATACCACCATTTTCTTTTATTGTAAAAGGTAAAAAAGTTTATGATCCAAGATTAGATACAACTGTTGGTGGTTCTGGTTCGCAAAGGTTTGATGATCCAACTACACATGCTTTTTCACAAAATCCTGCATTGCATGTTTTAGATTACATAAAAGATACAACATATGGATTGAAAGCAACAGAAGATGAGGTGAACTTATCAAGTTCATTAGGAAGTTTTAGAGTTGCAGCAAATACCTGTGATACAAACAATGGAGTAACAACAGCAACGAATGATGGAGCAGTAAATAATTCAACTGTTGTAAATCTAGATAATGCTTCATCAAACCTTTTGATTGATGTTGGACAAAGAGTAACGGGCACTGGGATTTCTGGAACTGTAAGGGTTGTCAAAAGATTAATCAACCAGATCACACTTGATACAGCAATTAGTATTAATGATGGTATCACACTTACATTTGGAGATGATGCATATACAAGCAATGGTTTTGTTGACTTTAGTACAAGTGGTAAAAGTGTTTTAGAGGGTTTGTTAAGTTCAATGGCAGGTCGTATTTCATATGTTAACGGTCAGTTTGTAGTTTTTGCAGGAGCATCTGTAACACCGACATTGACAATCAATGACGAAAATTTACTACAACCAATACAAGTGGTTACAAAACCAAACTCTGGTGAAAATTTCAATACAGTAAAAGCAATATATGTTGATGCAAACAATAATTTTGTAGCAACAGACTCACCAGTTTTTGAAAGCACAACACATTTGAATGCAGACACACCATCTGGTGAAAGCACAGCAAATTATAGAAAAGAACTTGAAATTAGATTGCCCTTTACTGATTCAACAACAACAGCACAAAGAATAGCAAGAACACAATTGTTGCATTCAAGACAAGATACAACTATTAGCATGTTATGTAATATTAATTACATGAAATTACAACCCTTTGATTATGTAAGGGTTACAAATGAAAGGTTAAATTATTCTAATAAAGTATTTGAAGTCTTATCAGTACAATTAGAGATCATTGAAAGTGATGAAGTACCAATGGTAGCAACAAGGTTGGATTTAAAAGAAATTGATTCATCTATATACACATTTGCGACAAGTGATTATATAACTCCAGTTGATGAAGGAGATATGTCAAATGTTGCAACAGGAAGCTATAGTGTACCTGCCCCAACAAACCCTGCAGTTTCTCTTGACAAAGTAAACACTGGTTATGATTTAAAGGTTACATGGCAGAGTGCTGTTGATGACAATGTGCAAGGTACAGAAATTCTCTATGGAACATCATCTGGTACTTATGATTCATCTATTCTTGCAGGAAAAGGTTCACTGAAAGAAATCATAAACAATGTCAAACCAGATACAACTTATTTTATTTGTTTACGACATTTCAGTTCAAATAATGTATTTAGTGCTAAAACGTCTGAGATCACAATTGCCACAGGAGGTGCTGATACACCTGCAACTATTTCAGATTTATCAAGAGTTCAAGACAAGCCATTTCATATAGGTCTTTCATGGACTAACCCTAACGCTTCGGACTTGCGAGAAATACGAATACAT